CGCGGAAAGTTTAGGCAAACAGTTTGACCAATTCCAAAAATTTGAAGGTGTAGGGCAGAACAATATTTCCGCGGAGGCGTTTGGACTTAACAACGGGGGAATTATTGGAACGGGTTTCGACTATGCCGGGAAGTTCTTTAACCTTTCAGGAACCATGCTCAACGCTTCTGACAAATGGTTTAAATATATTGGGTATCGAATGGAACTGGAAGGGCTGGCCATGCGCCAAGCCATCGGTGAAGGTGTCACCGGCCAGGATGCAATAGCGGCCAGGGTCATTGATCTAGTCCAGAATCCGCCGAAACAAATAAATGCTGATGCTATTGATGCGGCCCATTATCTTACCTTTACCAACCCTTTTGGGCAATTGGGTCAGAAGGGCATGGGGTTTTTACGGGAAGCTGACCGGCGAATACCCGGAGTCAGAACGGTCATTCCATTTATCCGTACCCCTGTAAATATAATGAAATTTTCTTTTGAACGGACACCCCTGGCACTCTTATCCCGGAGCGTGAAAGCGGATATCGCCGCAGGAGGGGCCAGGGCCGCACAAGCCTGGGGCAGGATTTCAATGGGGTCAATGATAATGCTGACTTTTACCGATATGGCCCTGGAAGGAAGAATTACCGGGAACGGCCCAGAAGACCCGCGACTTAGAAAAAATATGATGCTTTCAGGATGGCGCCCTTATTCGATTCTGATAGGGGGAAAGTATATTCCCTACAATCGTCTTGACCCTATTGGCAACCTGGTAGCCTATGCCGCATCATTTGGTGAGATTATCCAGAATTCAAATGAGGGGGAAGCTGAGTTCGCGGCGGCGTCCGGAGTCCTGGCATTTAGTCAGAACCTTGCCAGCAAGTCTTATTTGAGTGGCATATTTGATTTCCTGGCCGCGATCAATCCGACTAACCCAGTAAGCACTCCTGAGAATTGGATGAAAAGATTTGCTACGAGCCTGGTTCCTAAATCGTCTTTACTTAGAAGCATGGCAAAGGCCATTGACCCGCGTCTTAAAATCACAGATACGGCCCTGGGCGATCCTGACTTACTCGACCTGCCATTTACCAGTGACGCGACCAACTTATTTTTAACCGATACCCTCAACCGAGTTAAAGCCAATTCAGACATATTCGGCTGGGGTAAGGATTTGCCCCTCAGACCCGACTTGTGGGGCGAACCTATTACCAGGGCGTCCGGGTATGGAATGGCCTATGACCTATTGTCTCCCATTTATGCAAGCGAAGGAAAATATGATGAAACCGAACAATATATTATTGACAATAAAATCCCGATTGACCATGCAAAGAGAACTATTCGAGGGGTAAAACTCACAGCACAAGAACAGTTTAATTATGCGGTCCTGACCGGCAAGCCTCTTAAAAAGAATCTGGATTTATTGATTAAAAATCCTGCATTCAAACGATTGCCGGGAACTTTAGGAAGCGAACAAGTTTTATCTATGGTTAATACTTTCAGGGAAAATGCTAGAGATCAAATGTTTGCGAATAACGCCAGCTTGAGAAACCGGATACTTTTCAAAGAAGCTAAAACAACTGCCAAACGTTTAGGCCTTCCTGTCCCCGATCCAACCCCTGGACCAGCCGCATTGCCAGTTATGGAAGGCGAAAGAGATACCTCATCAATTGAATCAATTTTAGGCGGGAGATAATACCATGACAGTCGTAGCACAAGACCCGATTAATCAAGTTCCAATCAAATCGAATCAAACCGCCATCCCCTGGACTTGGCAACTAAACCAGGAAACTGATTTAACAATATTTAGACTTTCTATAGATACGGGACTTATTACTACCCTTGTTTTAGATTTCGATTATACGGTCAATTCTGCTGACTTGGGGAATAAGCTTGGAGGAACGATTACATTTTTATCGAATCAACTTCCCACAGTTAATGGAGACATTTTTACTCTTCAAAGAAATACAGCCCTTGCTCGGAAAAAAGACTTTGCAACGTCCGGAGATTTCCAGGCAGTCACAGTCAATCCTCAACTCGATGATCCCATATTTATGGCTCAGGACGCGGCCAGAGACGCCCAGAACGCGGTAAGAAAGAATCCCGGAGTAGGTGATATCCTCGATCCCCTTATTCCTCAGATGGTCGATAGAAGGACAATTGTTTTTGTAGATGCGGGAAGCGGTAATTTTAGCATGGTCATGTCTGATAATGACCCCGATGAGGCTCAGAATGACGCGGCGGCAAGTGCGGCGGCAGCTTTAGCATCTGAGCAAGCGGCGGAGGCTTCTGAAACTGCGGCGGAACAGTCGGCAGACGAGGCAGCACAATCAGCATTAGAGGCGGCGCAGGACGTACAAGGGATTCAAAATTTCTACCAGGAAACAAGAATAGCCGGACCTTATATTGGCGATAATTTTAACACCTTAAATCAAACTGGTTCCCCGACAGGAATAGCATTCAGTACAACCGGCACAAAAATGTTTGTTCTTGGAACCAGGTTTATTTATGAATATGAACTTACTAACCCTTTCAATCTTCACGAAGGAAATGTTTCTTTTACTGGATTCACAATTGATATTTCTGGAGAAATAGCTAATCCCCAGGACATCAAATTCAACAATGATGGGACGTCTATCTATGTATTAGATGAGGATTCTCCTGAAAACATTCAGCAATATAGTTTGTCTATTGGATTTGATTTCTCAAGTACGATTACAACTTTATTGGCGTCTACTGTTTCGGGTAGCAGTTCCAACCCCAATGGATTCGTTTTTAACAATGACGGGACCAAAGTTTTTGTGGTTGATGGCGTTGATAAAAAGGTTTACGAATTCGATTTGTCCCCGGCTTTTACTATGGGTGGTGGTAACTTAACGACGACTGCTTCTGAACTTGATGTTTCTGCGGAACAAACAAAACCAATTAGCATTCTTTTTAATGATGACGGAACAAAACTTTTTGTCCTTGACCGTTCTTCCTCCCGACAAGTCAATTCATACATTTTAGGGGATGCTTATGATTTAGGAAATGCACCTGTAATATTCACAGGAAACGAATTTGCCACGATAACGATTGACGATTCTGCGCAAGGAATGGCTTTCAGCGCCGATGGTTTAAAGTTATTTGTGTCGGGCCAACAAGGACCGTCTGTCTACGAATATTTTTTTCCAGGACCCTTTGAAATTCCGCATGGTGCTACTTTTACCGGAAACGAGTTAAACGTTCAAGGTCAAGATAATACTCCCATCGATTGTATATTTGATGATACCGGGAACAACTTCTATATGGTCGGAGAGAACACCAAAACTATTTATAATTATAGTTTACCTACCGCTTATAGCCTTGCAGGTGCATCCACCACCCCAATAGGCTCTTTTTCTCCTAGCGAATCTGGCAACCTAATAAATATGATATTTAGTCCAGATGGCTTAACCATGTTTATTTTATATGCAGATTCAGGAAGCATATTCCGACAATATACCTTGGCTACGGCCTTTGATTTTAATGATACCGTCACTTTTACCGGGGATAGTTTTGATTTCAGCACTCAAGACGGTGGAGCTTTTGATATAGCATTCAGCGCAGATGGCCTCACATTACTAATGTTAGGAATACTGACGACTACTGTTTATCAATATATTTTAGGTACTGCTTTTGATTTAGGGGGGACTGTTACCTTTACAAGTAACACCTTTGATCCTTCCTCAGAAGTGGATGATATAGATAGCATGGTGTTGAGTCCCGATGGATTTACCATGATGATACTGGGAAGAGCCGTCGATCATTCAGGGTCAACTATTTATCAATATGATCTTGATGGCGCTTATAGTTTAGCTTCCCCTGTTTCTTTTAGTGGTAATTTTTACGGAGTCTCCGCACAAGACAATTTTATGGATGGGATCGCCTTTAATCCTGAGGGCACCAAACTTATAACAGTTGGTAGGGGTAATGATAGAGCCTATGAATATGACCTGGCGCTAGGATTTAGCCTTAATCAATTTGTGTATCCAGTGGGGGATGATGAAAATGGTTTGCTCCTGCAAGTGGCTACCACTCTCGGCACTGTGGATATAGTTCTACCCAATTCCGTTGATCTTGTTTCTAATTTTAGAGTAGGAGTAGTCAAGGTTTCCAGTGATTTTAACAAGGTTGTCGTATTCAAACAGGGCACCGATGCAATAAATATTACCGAGTCCACTATTGATATTGAGACCCAGGATAATATTGTTTTATTTTTCCTAGATATATTGGAGCCAAACTGGCTCGCTGATGTCGGGGAAAGGTCAGCCGCCCTATACAATACCAATCAATTAATAGATACTGGCAATTTAGGCCCTTTTGATACAGGATTTAATTTCCCTTCCGTTGACGACAACATACCTAAATCAATATCATTCAATGAAACCGGGTTGAGAATGTTTCTCCTGGGAGATCAATTTAACGATTTGCGTCAATATAAAATGCCTGTTCCTTTTTCTTTAGAATTTGCGGCTGAGGCACTTGTACATTCATTTGGCCTTGGATTCGTGATAACGGGTCCAAAAGGATTAGCTTTTTCTAAAAGTGGTCTTAATTTTTACGTATGCGGCACTGGGGGAACTGGGGCTGTATCTTCTCCCAATGTTGTTGTTCAATTTGAACTGACAAAACCTTTTGATATTTCGACAGCGGGTTTCTTTAATTTTCATAATGTTAATACGCAGGAGCCCACGCCGACAGCCGTAAGATTTAATCCAAGCGGGCGGAAAATGTTTGTTTTGGGGACTACTAACGGAACATTATTTCAATGGACTTTAAGCTCACCAAACCAGGTACAAACTGCGGGGTCCCCTGATACTTCTATAGACCTCACCAGTGAGGATAGTTCTCCAATTGGATTTGATTTTAGCGACGACGGGTTGACTCTTATTATGGTAGGGGATACCGGGAACACAGCTTATGAATATGTTCTAGACACGCCCTTTGATTTAACTGGATCATTTACTTTCACAGGGAAAACATTTTCTTTAACTGGGACTTCTCCGCGTTCGATTACTTTTAATACAGACCTTCGGGGGGTATTAGAAGCTGGGACCCGATTTTTTGTGGCCGATGCAGGGGGAATTGATATAGATCAATATGATTGCCCGACTCCTTACGATCTAGAGGGGTCTTTTAATGTAACGCTAGAACAAAACGGATTTCTTTTTACCGTTGATTCTACAGTCGATATCCTAAAATTAACTCTTCCCGATTCAAGTTTGCTTCCTGGGGATTTCAGGTTTGGAGTGGTTAAGATTTCCGCAGACGCTAATTCTATTGATGTATTTCCAGCACCCAATGGAACAGATACGATTAACGCTGGGTCCTCTATTAGTTTTGACACTCAGAATAAAGTTGTTCTTATTTCGTTAGACCAGGATACGGGGAACTGGACCGCTGACCTTCCCATAGCTTTTCGGGGAGCTTTAGTTTATAAATCAGTTAACCAAGGTATACCTCTAGGTATTTTAACAACACTTACTTGGGAGCTAGAGGATTATGATATAGGTGGTATACATGACATTGTAACAAATAACAGTCGTTTAACTGTTCCAGCAGGAGTTACAATCGTCCGCTTCACTACTAACATAATTTGGGACATTCTTGGCACTGCTAGTACTTTTATACAAGTACTCTTATATAAGAATGGAGTAAATATTAGAGGAGGTTTTTTCAATGTTCAGGAGGATTCTACTACAATCGGTTCCACTCAAGGGCAGAATGGTTCTTCTGCTCCTATTTTTGTGACTGGAGGAGACTTTTTTGAGGTGCGTGTTTTCCAATTAAGCGCAGGGACTCTTGATGTATTAGATAATTCTGGTTTTGGGACATGGTTTGCAATGGAAATTGTAAAATAAAAACAGGGATGGAAATATTAGAATAAAAATAAGTAACTTATTTTATTTATGTATTTGCAGAAAGAGCAAGGTTTTGCAAATAGAACATAGAGCATCAATAGGGTAAGACAAACCCATATAATATTTTGTATAGATTGTTTCATATTATTATTCATTTCTGACCACTAGGAACCATATTCTTTTTGGGAGTAATTTTCTCCATAATATTAATCCTTTTGATATTTTTTTATAATTTCTATGACTTTTTTTTCAAAAGTAAAAATCTCGTCAGATGTGTGAAAATGACCCATATTAGCGTAATGATGACTGTGAGAAACGAAACTGCCACCGAATACGCCTATAATTATGTAAGCGAAACTAACAATGATACACCAAATAAAAGTTTTTGCGCCCCAGGTCATTTTCATTATTCCTTTATTTAATTAATTAAGAGCAGGCCGGGTCCGTGAAAGACCCGAACCGACGCGAGAGAACGCGCCACTGGATAACCAGCTACCCACCTTTAGGAGGCTTACAGTGGCCCAAAACAAAGAAGAGGGGTATTCAGTGGATCCTGTAACAAGAGAAGGGCTTGACGATGCCTTAGACAAACTTAGCAAAGATATAAAGGAGTATGTAAGCCTTTTGATTGCACCGATCACAAAAGAACAGGTTGAGGTTAAAACCATTCTAGTGGGCGCCTCAAAAATTAACGGGTTAGTGGGCGGGGTTAGAATACTTTCAACCCACGTTAAATTAATCTATGGAGCTATGGTCATTGGCTTTGTCACAAAGCTTACTTTTATGTTTTTTGTGGGCTAAAGGGGTTACTTTAAAAGGGCGGGGAACCTGTAACAAATCATAAAGGATTAGGTTTTTTGACTTGAACAAGTTCCCCCCTGTCTAACTTGGAGGAAAGATAGGCGCCCAAAAATAATAAATTAAAATGAATATTTTAATCCCACTTCAAGGTTGTGGGAGTCAATGGTTGCAGAAACCTCATAAGTTTCCCCAAGATATTCTTCGAACGAAATATCTCCCGTTCCAAGGTATCTGTAACCAACAAGCAGAGAGAGTCTTTCATTAACTGCCATATCAATTCCAGTTAAAAACTGGTAGGCAAATTCCGTCCCGTCAAAATCTTCCATATCAATCCACGCAATACCCAGGCCAGCGCCAATATAGGGAGTAATTGAAGAATTATTTTTAAAATTATAAATACCATTTGTCATTAATGTTTTAATCTTGATCGTGTCATCCAAGTCACTATCGGGGGTTGTAATATCAAATCCATTAATATTAAAAGTCTTACCCTCGAATTTGTCAAAATCTGCGTTCTTATAGGCAAACTCCAATTCAACGTCAAAATTACCAAGACTCTGGCCAGCGGCCACGCTCAATCCAAATCCAGTGTCAAAGGTCATATTTGCTATGTCGACATTAACATCAGCACTCTCAAAATTAAGAGTAGAGTCTTCCATCATAAATATCCCAACATTTCCTTTTACATACTTATCATTCCCTGCGAATACTATGGAGCTATTGAAAAGTAAAACCAAACTGATTAACCCTAAAAACTTTTTCATAATTTTCTCCTTTTAAAAGTTTAAATCATTCGCCTCATTTTACTGATAAACCTATCTTTTTTTGTTTCTAAATTTATCGATTTCAATAATCTTATCTTTTTCGGAGATTGGCGGAAAAAGAGATAATTGCCTTTCGTTAACTTTAGGATGTTCCCGTTTTTTTTTGTGGATCAAGCTGGAGTTGCTCCACCAGAATTCTTAACCCCCTATTTTCCTCCAGTAACTGTAATTTTTCGTCAGAAGGGAACGAATCATCATCAAATCCCCTCAACCAACCTACACTCTTTTTAAAGCGAAAATTTAGAGTTTGAAGCCATCCATCCGGAACCTCACCTCTGCCCTTAGCCCCAGAAACAGCCTGATTCCCTATTTTCAATAACTTAGCTAAGTCGCCGTAACTTTTAACGACAGGTTTTTCCTCTTTGTTTCTTAACTCTAGCAATCTATCCCAAAATCTATCAAATGCGGTTCGTTCAATATACACCATAAAAAATATCCAAAAAAACATAGAAAAAGCTTGATATGCACTTAAAAGAGTGTAATATCGTGTATAGTTTTATTGGGAGAAATATAAAATGAGATTATTAAATTCAAATAAAAAAGCCGCAGGAACCGGGAAACTGGTTCTCAAAGCTCTAACAAAAGCCAAGCAGTTATTTCTCCCAAAGAAATCTCGACTGCTTGGCTTTTTTTTGTCTCATATTAGGGCCAATTTGTCAATAGAATAATGGAGGGGGATAGTTTATGAGTGCATCGGATTACTACGAGAATGTTTTTGAGTTGCAAGACAGGCTGAGTAAATTAATCAAGACTTTAACTGAGGCCCAAAAGATCATAAGTCCATCACGAAAGGATCCGGAAACCTTTCCTGGGCTCATTGATAGGACGCCAAAGGACAAGCAATTGGAGCTTCTAAGGAACGCCTGGATTGTATTGGAGCCGATTGACGATATGCCGGGATTCGGCTCTGATATTGATGAATTGATCGAATCACTTGATGACGTAGAAAACTGCCCAATTAAATTAGAGCCCGCATTTCAGGGCTTCGAGGTAGGCGAGTGATTTCAACAATAATTATCGGAACAATAGGAGCGGCCTGCATAACCTGGGCTCTGATTTATTTGCTCGATATTTTTAACCTGGACCTTTGGAGGGACTAGCGATGGGACAAGAAACAGAAAGCCAATTACCAGTAAAGTTTGTACGACCTCAAATTATTCCGATCATTCCAAGGAATTATGAGGAAATTTATAAAATGGGGGAAATGCTTGCCAAAACTGACATGGTTCCCAAGGATTACAAAGGCAAGCCTGCCAATACGATTGTGGCAATCCAAATGGGATTAGAAATAGGTCTGATGCCGATTCAGGCGGTCCAGAATATCGCTGTTATCAATGGACGACCTTCGCTGTGGGGTGATGCGCTTCTGGCCTTGTGTCAAGCATCAGGTCTTTTGGAATGGATTGAGGAAACCATTGAGGATGATTTTGCGGTCTGTGAGGTAAAGCGTAGAGGAGATATAAAGATCGGAAGGCAGAAATATACCGTTGCAGATGCGAAAAGGGCGAATCTGTGGGGAAAGGCCGGGTCATGGACAACCAACCCAAAAAGAATGCTCCAGATGAGGGCTCGGGGTTTTGGCCTTCGGGATAAGTTTGCAGATATATTGAAAGGTATTCAATCGGCGGAAGAACAAAGGGACTTTATTGACGTTGAACCTATCATTGTTACCGAAGTTAAAGAAGAAAAGAAGATAGAGGAAACAAGAAAGGTTCTGGACGATCAAAAACCTAATCTGGAATTACTCAAAGATGCGGCTAAATCTCCTTCGGACGATATTCCGGTGGATAGCGTTCCACCGGAAACCACAAAAGCCCTGATTAGTACCGATCAATTCACTGTCTTTTTAGATAAGGTCAGAGAATTGAAAATATCGAATAAAAAATTGGTTGAGTTTGCGAAAAACAACGGGTTTGACGATGCCTCGCAAATCACCACAGACAAATATGATGGAATGCTTGAAGGCTTGGAGCATTTAACTAAATAAACTCACCTTAACTAATACTGGAGGAACCATGAAAATAAACAAGATTCAAATTCAAAACATTTTAGGAATTGACAGGCTGGAGTTTGAGCCGGGAAAGATAACCACAATTTCCGGGCAGAATGCTTCGGGCAAGACCTCCGTTCTTGAGGCCATTAAAGGGGCTCTCGGCGGTGGTCATGATGGAACCCTGCTTAAAAATGGGAAAGATGAAGGCCAAGTCGTTCTGATTTTCGATAACGGTGAAACCCTTACAAAGAAAATGAACCGCGACAAGTCCACTCTTGTCATGGAAGGTTCGGACGGTAAAAAAATGAAACTCGGTCCCTCTTATCTAAAGGAGATCATCGATTCTGTGGGTATCAATCCTATTCAGATATTGACTGCCGATCCTAAAACCAGAATAAAACTCCTCCTTGATTCTGTGCCGATGGAATTGCCGGTTGATGAAATCAAACTCATCACTGGCTTAGACCGGTCGGGTGATACAGGGCATCCTTTGAGGGTTATTGAAGATATCAAAAAAGATATTTTTGAGGAACGGGCTTATATCAATGCCGAGGTTAAAAAAGGGAAAGCAAGGGCCGAAGAAATGAATAAAACAATCCCCTGGCAAAAGGATAAAAAGGATTGGGCGGTCGAGGGTAGCGTTTTGAGAACTGAATTAGAAAAAAAGAATGGGGGTAAGCAATCCCGTATAGCTGATCTTGCTACGAAATATGACACTGCCATTATTGAGGTAAAAGAAAAGGCACAAAAAGATATTGATGTGATTCAGAAAGACCTTGCTGATTTTCTTGAAAAGTTACGGGTTCAGGACCGTGAAATTATTGACCGTATCAATACGGAAACCAACCCGGAAATTGATGAATTAAAGGGGAAGATCACGGAAGCAGATATCAACTCAAAGAATCAAGCGAAAATCTCTACTGCCATTGAATATGTGGAAAAACACAAACAGGAAATCGAGCTACAGAAAAAGGCCGCGCTTTCTCAGACAGGGATGCTTGAATCATTGGATACCCTCAAGGCTGAACTTATGGAGAATCTTCCCATTGAAAATTTGGAGGTCCGGAACGGAGATATTTATATAAGCGGGGTTCCTTTCGACACCTTGAACGAAGCCGCGAAAATTACTTTTTGTTTGTTTGTGGCTGGTCTGCGAAAGAGCAAACTTCCGCTTGTTTGTGTGGATGGTCTGGAGTCCTTGGACGAAAGCACTTTTCAAAAATTCGTAGAACTTGCAGAGAAAACCGATATGCAGTTTTTTGTTACGCGGGTAAGTGAAGATAAAAACCTGACTTTAAAATAGAGCAGATTATGGACAAATACGAAAAAGATTTCAGAATCGAAGATATGAAGAGCAAGACTGTAGATCAAATGACTTGGAAATTGTTTACTCAAAAGTTTGGGAAAGAAGCATATCTATGGATGTGTAAAAACGTAAATGGAGGGAAAATATATGTCCCTGAAATCGACACACAGCTTAAACCGGCAAGATTAAGAATAAATGAGATTGCGGAGTAATCCGGCTGGTACCCGGTGGCCCTGGGAGATACCTCCTAGTCCCAGGGCTCTCCGCTTTACTTTTTAAAAGGAAAAATAAAAATGCCCAAAGTAAAAATTGTCAAAGAAAATCCAAATGATGAGGAAATCCCCTTTGAAATTATTCAAGAGAGCATTGTTCGTCTTTCTCAGCTAGGTAAAAATATTAAAAAATCTAGGCTGACTGACAGGGCTGTAGTGCTCCTAATTAAAGACATGACAGATGCCCCGATGGTTTGGATTAGAAAAGTTTTAAATGCCATCCCTGAATTAGAAAAAACCTATATTAAAGAAAGTAAAAAATAATGACCAAATTAATACTTATTAGAGACAAGCCTGTGCCGAAGGTGGATAAGGAAATTTGGAACGATGCCAATAATATGTTCAGCAGTTCCCCAAATTCTAAACAAGAAAGCCGGGAGTATACAGAGGAAGAGTTAAAAGACAGGCGTTACCGTAGTTCGGGAAAATACAGATGAATCCAGCAATAAATTCAAATCGTGATATATATACCTCCAGGTACCAATCACTGGAGAATCATGAAATGATGAGATTAAAACCCCCTAAAAAAGGACCGCGAGGGAAACCGCGCCGCTATCATTCTAATTTCAGACATGAAGGGAAAAAGATAGAGATTCCATTAGATGCTACGGAATTTGAACAGAAGAAAGCCGTTGCTCGATTAGGAGAAATATTTAAAGATTTAGAAAACGGCATCCATCCTCAGTCAATCCGACAACGAATCAAAAACCTGAAAATCAAAAAGAAGGTTATCCAGCGCAATCAAGAGATTCTTGATACCCACCTGTACCCGTTCTTCGGTCTGTTCCGTCCTCGGGATGTGGACTTGGAATTGATTGCAGAATATATCGAATACCGTTATGGATTGAATGACCAGGGAAAACTGCAGGCCGTTCACAATACCATTGACAAAGAGCTTATTGTTTTGCAAATGCTGGTCCGGACGGTGGACAAGCACTGGATTGTCCCACGCCCCGATTATGAGCATATTCAGCGCAAAGGTGAACTTCACCCCCTAACCTTTGAACAAATCCAAATTACGGCTCTCTCAGTTCCCGCCAGATACCTTGTTATCTATTGGGTGATGGCATACACCGGGCTAGATATCTCCGATGTGACCGGGCTCAGGCAATTCGAGGTTAAGGCTGGATGGATCAATAGCAAGCGCGGAAAAACTAAAATAGATATTCATATTTCTATCTGCAAAGAACTTCAGGAACAATTCAATAAATTGCCAATTAACCTGGACCCGAATGCTTCGCTCTTCCCGGACATTGAAAACGACAAGGTTTCCAAGGAAATAATCAGGGCATTTAAACACGCTGGCTTTCCTGGCTATGGCTCCAAATATTTGCGCCGGTTCGTAGCTTCTGACATGGGGAAAAATGGCTACAGCGAAACATTGATCGGCAGAATGCTTTCCCATGCCCCAGGTTCAAAACTAACGGCTGGTTATATCAGGCCATACGACAACGATTTAATAGAGGCTTTTGCCTGTGTTGGGAGGATATGAGGATGGATGAATTTATTTTGTTGGCAAAATTTAGTCCTAAAATATTAGATAACATTCGTAAAGAAATGGTTCCTTTTATTGGGAAAATTTTAGAATTGAACATATCTTTTTTCCAAGATGAAGGTGTTTATGCAAATCAACAAGTATATGTTTCAACTCTTAAATCGGAAGTTCCTGGTTTTTGGATTCCAGAAGAAGATTTGATCTTTTTAAAAAGGAGGTATGAGGATGGATTATTGGGCTGAATGTATAAGTGAAGCGTTAGACGATGCCAAACTGAAAGCATCTAAGGAACAAATTGAAAATATAGCGGGATGGGTTGAGGGGGCGCATGAAAATTATGGAATGGCGTTTGGGCATGATTGTATTCCAAATCCGCAAACTCTTGAGATTGAAAAACTAGCCAAGGAATTACAAAAAGAACGGGAAAAAGTTTTGTGTCAAGAATGCAATGGGGCTGGAAGCATAACTTCCTATGGTCCCGTACACAGTGCCACATCACAATGCAGTAATTGTAGGGGCGAAGGTCGATATAATTTATAGGGCCGTGGGCAAAGTAACCATTAAAAAGGAGGTGTGAGGATGGATAAAGATGAAAAAGATTTTGGATTTTTGAATTTCTTTGACCTTATGGCGATAATTGTGGTGAGTATTTGTCTTATTGTTTATGGGCTATCCAGTTGTTAGTTTTTCTAAAAAGGAGGTATGAGGGTGCATGAAATTAAGTTTAGAGCTTGGGGGCCAAATTCCAAACATCTGTGGGGATGGGAAGAATTAAAAGGATTGTCCTTTGTTGATCTCACGATCATAGGTGAAAAAATATTAATGCAATTCACCGGCCTTAAAGACAAAAACGGCAAAGAGATTTATGAGGGGGATGTTGTTTTGAACAACGGCAGCACATCTCAAATGAAAGATAGAGAAATAGTAAAACTTATAGATGGGGGTTTCTATCCCTTTGCAATTATTGCATGGGAAGGCACTATTGATCCTGCTATCTGTGAAGCAATCGGCAACATCTACGAGAACCCGGAATTACTAGCCGTGGACAAAGCGGGGACATAGTGGTTTTTGGGTGTTCTCAAAATGTCTGTAAAGGTTGATTTAGTAAAGGTTTAGAGTGCGTGCATGAGGGATGAGTTCGACTCTCCCCATCGGCACCATCCTTCCTGTTAAATCAATCAAAACATTTAAACATAACACTTTAGCTTTTTGAGAATGCCTATTTTATAGGCTATTCTTGTGGACAAAGTGGGGACAGAATTGCCGATTGTGGAATGAGAGTCACCATTCGTGGGGTAGCACCCCAAACGAGGGGGTAGTGTCCCTCCGATCGGCTCACTAATTGTGGACAAAGTGGGGTTATACCTGGTGGAAGATGTAAACCTAAGAAAATCTATACCATATGATCAATAAATCTCCAGCCTTTCAGTTTTATCCAGATGATTGGAATAACGATATAAATGTTATTGCTATGTCACCGGAGGAAGAGGGGCATTATATTCGATTGTGTGGTATTTGTTGGAAGGAAGGATTTTTACCGGCAGATATTCCATCTCTCCAAAGCCTATTAAAACGCACTTGCAAAACCATCGAAAAAATAGTGAAATGTTTTTATATAAATCCTAAAAATAATACTCAACTTTTACACAAAAGATTGGAGAAAGAGCGCAAAAAACAGAAGGCTTGGAAAATTAAGTGTGCTAGGGGTGGTCGTAAATCCAGGAAACAAAAGGAGTTAGAGGTAAAAAATAAAGATAAGGGTACTTCAAGTACCCTTGTAAGTAAAACGCAAGTAAAGGGTAACACTATGGTTTCTGTTTCTAACTCTGTTTCTAACTCTGTTTCTAAACCATATACCCCTGGGGATTATTTTGAAGAGGATTGGGAAAGATATCCCCGAAAAGCTGGAAATAAGAAAAAAGCAAAATCCTGTTACTTAAAATCAGTCAATAGCCAATCGAAAAGACAAGCTTTCCTAGCCAAGATGGAGGCTTATGTTGCCAGTGTTAACGACCCAGAATATTTACAGCATGGGGAAACCTTTTTCCGCAATTGGGAGCCTTTGATTGTTCCGGAAAAAAACATACCACCGGCAAAGCAAACAACTGGAAGTAAAAAGTTAGAACAGATCCAACGGCTGATGAGAGAAGGACCTGATAATAAACTTCTGGAGGAGCAATTATGACCTGGAAAGAATTTATGAAAGGAATAACAATTTTGTATGCTTTTGGTCTGAAAGAAAAAGACGATTGGGAATTAAAAATCTGGTACAGGGCTCTACAAGACGAAATGAGCGTTGATTCTTATGAGCAAACCTGTATTCATCTTTGCAAAAAAAACACCAAATTCTGGGAGACAGATAACATACCAGCCCAATTACTCGAGGTGTTCCAAGAAATCAAGCAAGAGATAACCACCAGGCTAATTGCACAGCGAAGCCAGGACGATCAAGAACGTAGGGACCGAGAACGGCAGGAAGCCATCAATTCCTACGACAGCGAGGAAGACAGACTTAAATGTATTGAGGAATTCAAAGAAATAAATCGGAAAACTTTTAGTTGATAATGCCACCTATAGGTAGCATACTTACAGGTATGAAACTCCCAACACTACATTGCCAAAGATGCCCCCATGAATGGCACCCCCGGGTTCCTAGATTGCCCAAGGTTTGCCCGAAATGTAAAAGCCCTATCTGGGATAAGCCCAGGAAGAATGAAGCACCACTAAATGATGCAGGGACGATTGAGCGAGCTAGTGAATCATAGTTACTAATTGGATTGGAGAGAGTTATGAAACTTGAGGATTGGGCAAATAATAAATATCGCTTAGATGGAGTAGGTGAAAAAGACCTCCACGTTATCGGCACCTGTGGAGATTGTAAGTATTGGCTAGAAGATACAATTCCAAAGGCAGAAGGTTGGGGAGAATGTCTTTCTCCGAGTGTTAGACGTATTAAAGCAAATTTCAATCCACCTGTTGAACATGGCTGCATCCATTGGGAACAAAAGGAGTGAGTGAAATAACCACTATCAAACTGGCGGGCCATGTACACCTGATAGCGTTCAAATGGTTTCAGCTACCCTACGATATACCCAGGAGCAATGAAATAACCACTGGATGCCGCGTTAAAACGAATCGAGGAGATGGAGTGACAATCTGCAAAGAAATCAAGCTCAAGCAAGGGGACGACCGGCAGATATCGGTATCCCTCTGCACTGAGAACCCACACACGCCCACAAAATTCCAGTGGAAAGATGTTATTTGCCCAGAATGCCTGAGGATGAGGGAAGAACTGAAAGAGAAGCGGAGACAACAAACTAGACGATGGAGAAAGGATAATTTATGAAGAGTCACGCAGTCAAAGAGCAGATCAACGACAACACGCTTTGCGTTGAGATTGAGCCACAGCCCGCCAAAGATGACATAGATGTTCGCCAAGAAAATAATGTGTTTTATGCTCAATGGGGGGGCGTGGAATGGGTGCTAGAAAACCCAATCGCCATCGGTGACACTGTTTACCAGGGGGAAGAGTGGAAACATTTTCCAGGTCATAGAACGTTGACACGCCGGCAATATGCGGATGGTGATTATACATCCTTTCATAGTTTTAACTGGAATCCCCCCCAAACAATGCCAATTGAACTGGCAGACAAGACCTTCAAGGTGGTTGGGATTGAGGTTGATGAGAGGCCAACCATTGAAATGGTGCCGACCTTGACCAACCCAGTCACCGAGAAACCTATTTACAGGGATAAATGGTTCTGGACCTACAAACTTGAGGAGATTAATGGGCAAACTGACAGCTAAACATCAATCTGTTTTGGATTTGCTGATTGCTGACCCTGGCAGAAATATGCCTCTCGCCTATCAAGCTGTTTATAAATGTACTGATGAGATTGCAAGTGCTAGCGGGTCCCGATTGTTAAAGAATGTTAATTTTGCTACTGCGTTAGCTAAGGTCCAGGCCAAAGTGGCTGAAAAATTTGAGGTTACGGAGGCTAGGATTATGCAAGAGTTGTCGAGAATTGGCTTCCAGGATATCCGCAAGCTTTATGATCAGGACGGAAATCTTAAACCGATCCATGAGCTCGACGACGATACGGCGGCCGCTATTGCTGGGGTTGAGGTTATGGAAATTATGGGAAACGAGCAAACCATTGCTCAAACCAAAAAGGTCAAGTTCTGGCCCAAAGACAAAGCCCTGGTCGACATGGGCAAACATATTGGAATGTTTAAGAAGGACGCGGAGGGAACAGGAGAACGGCCCATATTTGTGGGCATCAATCTAACCATTAACAATAGAGGTAGCAAATGAGTGAAACTTTAGCAGAAGGGTTGCCTAAACAAATCAATAGGGTAAGAGAAGTTCAAGAACATTTTAAAGAATTGCGGGGGATGCCTAATGTTATTTGTGAGCCACAAATTGCAATGATGGAGCACTCTATTAAGTTAGCAATTGAGGCACAAGGAAGCGGGGATGTGATTCAAATGCTTAAATGCTATGAGGATTTGAAAGGTTATGAAGATTGAAACCTTTCGTCGCCAACCTGGACCTCAAACATTCCCCGACTATGGGCCGGTTTATTCAGGATACCTCACCGGTTAGCATTGCTAAAGGGCCGGTGGGTTCCGGTAAGACCACCACAGCTTGCTTCAAAATGATGCACCTGGCATTAAAACAGAAGCGATCTCCCAAGGATGGCATCAGGTATTCGAGAGGGTTCATTGTCCGCAATACCTACGTACAGTTAAAGTCAACTACAATAAAGACTTGGCTAGAATGTTTCCCGGAGGATGCTTGCGGTAAACTCGTATACTCTGCACCGATCACTCAGCGAATCATCATTCCCGGGGAACTGGATTTCGAGGTGTATTTCCTGGCAATGGATCGGCCCAAGGATATCCGGAACCTTTTATCTCTCAACGTTTCCTTTGGATTCTTTAACGAGGTCCGGGAAATGATGGAAGAGATTGTGGTCAGAGCATTTGATCGTACCGGTAGGTATCCTAATCGAGCACCCGACAAGCATGGTGTCGAATGCACGAATCCTATTCTTATGGCCGATACCAACCCACCTGATGAGGACCACTGGCTTTTCAGGTGGGAAACAGAAGGCGTTGAGTTTGATAACGGTGAGAATGTTGAGTTCTTCAACCAACCCGCCGCAGTAATTGATGTGACAGACGATGTAAATGGTCACAAGGATATAATCAAGGCCGCGGGGCGTCAATACATTGTCAATCCGGAGGCTGAAAACATCCCCAACCTCTTAACCAATTACTATCGCCGGAAACTTCCCCTCAATAACCGCAATGATATCCGGGTTTACTATGAATCCAAGTACGGAGTAGTTGGCCAGGGCTTGCCGGTTATCCCTGAATATGATGATACCAGGATGGCCGTTGATGATTTAACGGTCCTTCCCGATCAACCCCTTATAATTTCAATGGATATAGGAGGCGGTACGCTTTCCCCAGCCGCGCACATTGGACAAGTTCATCCTCTGGGCACTAAGCTTATACATGCGGAATTGTCCTGCTTCAATACAGGGCTTGAGGCGTTCGTTTTACAGCTTAAACAATTAATAGATTTAAGGTTTCCGGGAAGGGTCATTGAAATTGGATGGGGTGACCCCGCAGGACTACAGCGTGACCCTATTTATGCAACTGTCATATTCGATCATTTAAAGAATCACGGATTTCCCATGCAGGGAGCGCCGACGAATGATATTAAGATCCGGATTGAAGCCACTAAAGCACCAATGCTGAGATTAATTGAAGGACGCCCAGGCTTTCTTATAGACAAGCGTTGCAAAGTGACCAGAGCCGCGCTGATGGGTAAATGGGTATTCAAGCGAGTCCAAGTAGCAGGAGCGGCTAAGTATGCAGATAAGCCAGATAAGGGCAAATACAGCCATCTTGGAGATTCTTTGGGCTATTTCAACTTAGGGACCGGAGAATTTCAGACGGTTAGAGGGAAGGAACAAAGGAAAAAGAACCTTAGACCAATTCAGGCAAAGGTGGGGTTTAATGTGTTTCGATGAGGTAGCGATATGTATAACCCTTTGGAGGGTGAAATTAATAGAATATATTACGGCTTGCTCAGGGGCAGAGAAGAGGAACATGAACGCCTTGTGAGGCTTACTAAATCAGATGTTCCTTATCCTGAACCTACGGAGCATGAAAGAACGCGGTATATGATAAAAGCAGCCGCTATTTTTTTAAAATAAATGAGGTAATCATGGCTAAACAAATCATTTCAAAGAAGGTCCTGGAATCCAAGGAAACCAACTGGGTCATTGTCGATCGGCGCAAGATGGAAAGTGAGTTCGGCGTCCATGTAAATGCTATCAGCATTCGGGATATTTGTTCATCAAAGTTCCAAGTCTTGAGTAAGTTGTCCAAGATGCCAAAGAAGAAACTGGATTTTATGGTCGTTTCAGAGTTCGACATTATCAATGGGAAGGCGAGGCCGTATAAGGTAGGCGTACCTGGTCCTGAATTCCTAAAGAAAGAATCAATGATATTTAACTAATCTGTATCAGAATAATGAAATTCTGATAGGTTAAAAAGTTAAATGTATAACAGATGAGGCAGCACTTGCCGGTAGCCCTTCAAGCTAAGAACGAGTGGAAGGTTTTCTATATAGTCTTTCAAAAGAGTTTTTTCAATAGGCCCTGGCAATGTTTCACGTGGAATAATTATGAACATACCTGGGTATTCTTTGAAAAGTATTTAGGTGAGCCGGGATTAATGACACCTAGAGGAACCATCAAAGTTGAACCTTTGAGTAATTTTATTGAGGCTGATTACTGGAATGCGGAACCGGAAATCGTCGCAACTGAATTTTTAACACAGAAACATATTATAGATATTGTCAGAATAGGGTTGCCTTGGAAAAGTAAAGTGACTTATACTTTCAGAGGTTTTATAGGTTGTGTAACTGTAGTGAAAGCAATTCTAGGTCTAAAGGCGTGGTGGGTAATGACACCTCAACAGTTGCGCCGTTATCTTATTAAACTAGGTGGCAGGAGTTTAAAACATGGGCAACGCAGTCGGATCAATCTTTAAAGGAATATCAGGTATTTTCGGACTCAGTCCGCAACCTCAGGAAAAAGTACAGGGCCCATCCCAGGCAGAAACCGCCGGGCAAAAAGATACTGAGGAATTGCTGGATGCTCAAGAAAAGCTTGCGGCCAGGGAACGCGCAGCCCGGCAGAAGGTAATCACGGCAAGGTCGGCAGGAGCGCAAACTTTATTCAAACGTGAGGGGGAAATACCCAGGGCGGTTAAACTGGGCGGCGGACGGAGGGCGTAACGGATGCCAGCCGCAAGCATTGAGGACACCGTAAAAAGAGCTAACACCGCCAACGATCAAAAGCAAAACTGGGTTGCACAGTATAGGGATGCTTACGAGTTCGGCCTTCCCATGCGTAACCTTTACGAAACCTTTCAGCCGGGCGCGGATAAAATGACCCGAGTCTTTGATTCCACGGCTATCATATCGACCCAGAAATTTGCTTCCCGTTTACAATCCAATCTCACTCCCCCATTTCAGAACTGGCTTGACTTCTTACCCGGAACAGACGTTCCAGAGGATCAGGAGGACCAAGCCACCGAAATGCTTCAAGAGATTCAAAAGAAATTCTTTGCTGTAATCCAGAATTCAAACTTCGATACCTGTATTTCTGAGTTCTATCTTGATTTAGCCGTAGGAACCGCTGTCATGCTCATAACTGAGGGTGACGACGACAACCCCGTAGTGTTTACCTGCGTACCAAATGCCCAGATATCTATGGATGAGGGACCGCTAGGGGCCGTTGACGGTGTATTTCGCCAGCATAATGTAGCGCCCCGGAACATTCAAGCCACTTGGAAGGATGTAACGGCCGCAGGGATGGCCGCGGTTAACCAATTGCAACGCGACGGGGGCGGCAAGATGCTCAATAATGGTCTTACCAACATCCTTGAGGCTACCTATTTCGATCAAAAGGAAAAAGTATTCTGGTATCAGGTCATTCTTATGGGAACGCAGGACAACCAGAACATTTCCCCGCCCACAGCTACCCAGAATTTAGACAATTCAAGCGCGGTTTTACTGGTTGAACGCAAATTAGAGGAAAGTCCCTGGGTAGTTACCCGCTGGGTCAAGGTTGCCGGTGAGGTATTTGGCCGTGGTCCGTTGCTCTTTGCTCTCCCAGACATCAAGACTCTGAATAAAACTGTTGAGTTCATGCTACAGAATGCCTCTATGTCCATAAATGGGATGTGGGAAACGGTGAACGACTCAATAGCCAACCTGGATATGGTCAACTTGGCTGCGGGAACATTCTTTCCGGTCGATCGCATGGGTGATATCAAACGCCTTGATACTCCTGGGGACCTTGGAATAGGTGAGGCCATCAGTGAGAAATTGAAAGGGGATATCCGAACAGCCTTGTTTGATAGATCCCTCCCCGATCCTGCGGGGCCTGTTCGTTCCCCAACTGAAATTATAGAGCGTGTCAAAGAATTGGCGCAGGATATTGGCTCTCCATTCGCCAGGATGATGTCTGAAATGCTGAAACCTACTGCCAGCCGAACCTTAAACATCATGGCCCGGCGTGGGTTGATTGATTTCCCTATCAAACTTGATGGCCGCGCGGTCAAGATTCAGGCAACGTCCCCACTAGCTAAAGAGCAAGCTCTTAACGATCTTGAAAGCGCGGTCAACTGGTTGCAGATTGTCCAGGGCTTAGGTCCGGAGGTTCTAATCGGTGGCGTCAAGGTTGAGGACTTTCCGGAATGGGCTGGCGAGAAACTAGGGGTAGCTCAAGAACTTATCAGGGATGAGGGGGAAAGGGTTGAATTGCAGAAACAGGTGGCACAGTTGATTGCTCAGGCTCAACTTGCCCAACAACAACCAGCATAATGTATCGTTCTCGTTTCACGAATGGTGAGGTGGATCCTCGAATAATTACAATGCGCTCCGATTTGGAGTTATTTGTAAATGGTGCATCTAAAATAAGGAATGCTCCGCGCTTCCCTTTTAAACATTTCTTGCAATGTAATTATTTTAAAATAAAAAACAAAATAGAAATTAAATTATTAGATACTTTTTTAGGGAAAGTTGTAGATGGATTTTTTTATATTTTATTTTTTATGTTTTATTTAATAATTGATTATATGAATAAAAATTGAGGTAGCGAATGAATCAAGCACTGGATAAAGCGGCAATGAGTCACACTTCAGTAAAGACCGGAACCGCGCACCCTCCTAACCCCGGGCGCATAGTTTTCTATCTGGATGATAATGAGAATTTCCAGGTTCAGGTCACTAATGCCGGGGTAAGTTATTCGCAGGAAGAATTACAGGCCTTTGGAGAAATGATCCAGGTATTAAGAGAGGAAGGACAGGTCGGGAACAGCGGGACAATTCCCATTGCAAATCTTTTGAAAATGTGAGGTAGCGAATGAGTAAAGACATCCATCAACTTCCCGGCGATTTTATGGAAGCCTCCAGGGGAATTCCCGAAGAAGCAAAGAAACAAATCGGGGAAATGGATTTACTGATTGCAAAATGTTTTAATTCTCCGAACGGGAAAAAGGTCCTGGCCTGGTTGGTCGAAAGCACAATCAATCAGCCGGTGTTATTGGTAAGTGAAGGATTGGGCGGCATCGGAACAGGATTTAAACGAGAGGGCCAGAATGATTTGGTTCGCTTAATCCAAAAACGAATGAAGAGGGCGCAAATATGAATGAACAGGTAGCCACCCCAGAAGCACCGCCAGCCGAAACTACTAACCCGGAGGCCACAGGAGTGCCAGACAATGCTACAGCTGATCCGCCACCCGTTGATCCAAGTAAAGGTTTACTTGAGAGTGCGGGATCTGAAACTACGCCTAGCTTTACTCCGGACCCGGCACAGGTTGCGGATCCTTCTAAGGCACCGTCTCTCGTTGAACGTCCCGAAACAATCGCAGAACAATTCTGGGACCCTGTTAAAGGGGAAGTCCGCGCGGAGAGTTTAGCCAAAGCCTATAACGATAGTCGGGCGCAAAACAATAAACTCCTGCAGCAATTGGACGGTAAAGGTGAAGCTCCGGAAACTTCTGAGGATTATCTAAAGGATTACAGGCCACCGGTACGAGGTCGCCCAGGCACAGGAGAAAAAGAAGGTCAACCGCTTGAACGATTCGGCGAGCTGGACGCCCAGGACCCGGTAATAGTTGCCATGTCAAAGGCGGCAAAGAATGCGAATCTCAGTAAAGGTCAGTTCGATGATTTTATGCAGGACATTATGGAAGGCATTCACCCTCTTTTACCTGAGCCTTTCAACGGTGAAAAGGAACTAGCCTCACTGGGAGAGAATGGCGCTCAACTGGTAAAACTCAATAAAGCCTGGATTGACCGCCTCGCTTCCAATGGCGTCCTAAACGAAACAGAATACAATCTTATGCTCAAATTTGGCGCAACGGCTGATGGGGTTATGCTCACAAATAAGTTGAGGATAGATGCCGGTGAGAAACCGATCCCGGTTACAGCCAGCGTTGAAACAGGCAGAAAGACTCCGGATGAATGTCAGGCTATGGTTGCCGATCCCCGGTATCATAAGGACGGTCCAGAAGGAGACTCTTTCAGGGCCGAAGTCACAAAACAGTTTGCATTAACATACGGCACAGACCCAGCGTAAATTAAACAAGGGTTTAGCCGTCCACTAACAATCATAAGGAGGTAGCACTTTATGAAAAAGATTGCCCAGGTTTTATTGTTGAGTATTTTATTGGTATCTTGTGCATCTGTGGGTATCCAAATGGGTCCTTCCTACAAAGATTGGGACACAGGAGAAAAAACCCGGGATTTTAAATTGTCCTTTGTTAATAACCATGCTTTTGCACCCAGTACGACTAATACCTTGATGAAAAAATGCAAGAATGGTGAAGAGTCGACAGGTATGAGCGAGGAAGAAATTTTAGCAGTAAGCTTTTGCAGACCTATGGATGAGGGTAGGCATGATGTAGGGGCTGGCATTCTCCCAGGATTTGGTAGTGCTGTAATTGAATCATCGGCAATTGTAGGAGCCGCCTATTTTATTGGGAAAGGTATAGGTAAATCTGGGGATCGAATAACAAATACTCGCACAGATAATAGCCAGGTGCAGGCATGGTCTGATGCCGAGGCGGATTCTGAGGCTGACGCTAGTTCAGAGTCTGATATAAATTTCCATCCTCATACTGACAATAGTACCCACATTGATATTGAATCACACAATCGTCCGCCAACGTTTAACTAAAGGATAAAATAATTATGGCTAAACATCCGGCACAAACGTCCCATAATGTAAAACCAAGGAAAGTTAAAAAACCTAAAATGATTAAGAAGCCCAGGAGAAAATAATCATGGCATTAAATCCTATTGTAATATTTGGACCCGCAACGGCGCAAGGTGTATCCGAAACCCTTGAACTTGTCGGGGCTGATGTTCCCGCGACTATTATGGCTGATGGTCTGACCGACACAGCCAATGATGTTATCAATATTTTAAGAGTGGCAGATGGAAACCCACCGGGGAAAGCTGTTTTTCAGGAGGGATCGGCGGCTACATTAACTTTTGACAATAATACAATAACTATCAATAGCCCCATGACTATACAAGTTTCCGTTACCGACAATGATTTAGCGGCCCTAACTACAGTGACCATTGCTAAACAGGGATTCGCATGATACCTGCTTTTTCAAAACCATTTACGGCGCCCCTTGTAAAACCTTTCGGCCCACCGGTTGCGGAATTTTCTCCTTTGGATATTCCCAACCTTCTGGCTTGGTATGATGCAACCGACCCAGCGTCTATTACTGAGACGTCTGGTGATGTAAGTAACTGGGCTGATAAATCCGGAAATGGTCTTGATGTTGCCGAAACTATAAACCCTCCAAAAACAGGGACTGCAACTATTAATGGATTAAATGCGATTGAATTTAATGGAGGTGGCGATACCCTCACCAGGTCTGCTTATCCCCTTACAGTCGATCTTACTTTAGCTTGTGTGTTTAACGTTTTCGCACCCGTGATCAATGCCAGCGAGTCTCTTATATCTTTTGACGCTACCAATGATTTCCAGATTGATGCGGGGGTTATAGGGGGATTTTTTGCGAGATTAAACGAGGCTAATTTAACGACGGCTAACCTTCAAGCTTCGCCTGGCGTGTCAGGAGATGTTCTTATCTTGTACCGTTTTTCATCCTCAGAGCCTTCAATAGAATTATATGTAAATAATGTTTTGAATGATTCGACCAATAATTATGCTGGGAATATAGACTCTAGCCAGGAATTTAGAATAGCGGCCAATCGACTTTCCTCTGTATTTTTAAGCGTTAGAATTGGGGAGCTTGTTTTTTATGGCCGGGATATAACAACTGATGAAAGAAATGAACTTTCTAACGGTTTGATTTCAAAATGGGGGATTTAAGCAATGGCATTTAATGGCGATAACATGACGCCGGTAGGAGGTAACGCCAGGTCTGGCGATAATGCTCAAGGCAAAAATTCTCCGATGGCCTGGGCGTATCTGAGTACAGTGGATAGCTTGTCTGATATTCAGGCAACCGGATATTTCGATACTTTCAATTCCTACCTTCAAGTTGGCCAGTTCATTTATGTATCTGCTACTGATGCCGTGTTTTTTGTATTTATTGCCAGCGTTGATACAACTTTAAAGCAGGTTGTCTTAGACCCTGTTCCGCTAGTTCCGATCAAAATTCCTAAAAATGTAGAAGGCGTTTTGATTCCCGCTGATTTCGGCGAGCCCGATGCCGGAGTAGTAACACTAGCTACTAATAAACTTTTCACTATATTTGATAACGTATCCATGACTGACAGGATCGTTCTTCCTGCCGGATTTCCCATTTCAAATATAAACGGAACTAATCTTGGAATTAATAACCTGATGTATGAGGGAGACGATACATTTATTACTGGTATAGGCATAAGAGCCTTTCTTACAGATCGTCTAGGTTATATATACACAGGAGTAGGAAATGCGACTTGCTTTGATTTAGATGCTGAGGCGTTTATTGACAGTTCGGCGCTCTCTTTTGATGCCGGATTTCTTCTTGACTGGCCTGACATAGGAACATTCAAGAATTTTAATTTATTGGATATAGAAACTATAAGTATCACAGGTTGCGGACCTGTAACATTTGAAAATATTTTTCGGTTGAATTTAACAGACTTCTTTATTAAACCCACACCTGCACAGACGGGACTGACTCTAATTAATATTACTGGAGATAATGACGTTTTTGGAAGTTTTGTATCCAGTAAAGTGGTAATTAATTCCGGGCAATCTGTTATTTTCGTTGATCCCAATATAGGGGTTAATTCCATGGTCACCCTGGGGAATATAAATATAGATAATCAAGGTGGCGAATTTTTTAAAACGGGAGTTACGGGGGATATAAATCTTTGGGCAGATAACCCGCAAAGTGGGAACGTTAATTTAATTGAGGATAATGGGGACGGTCAAATTCTAGTAACGCTCACTGCTCCTCACAATCTTTTCCCATTTATGGAGGTTACTTTAAATGTTGGGGTTACAAATTATGATGTTCCGGTAAACATAACAAGTACTGGACCGGGGGCGAGTCAATTTGTTTTGCCCATAGCTTTTGAGGGGGATGCTTCCGGGACCTTTGATACTAATTCCGTTACTGTAACAACAACGGCACCCCATAATCAAGGTGATGGACAGACTCTTTTAATTGCGACCACGATATCTTATAACGGTGGCGCAAAAATATACAATGCTTCGGGGACTGCTTTCAGTTTAAATCGGGAATTTGTGGCGGCTGAAATAGTGGGAACCTTTAATACAGGGTCGCTCACACAAACCGATCCACGATTAATTGTTTCCGCTGTTCAAGGTGTCCCTGATAGCCAAACCAGATTTAATTTACTTACTCTGGGGAATACTGCTCTTACCACTTTTACGGTGAACGATCAATTTGAACCTGTCAATCTTGATCTGCCTGCGACTATATCGACAGAAGGGACAGAACTTTTTAATTTAGTTAATCCAACGGCTGGGATATTTGAATATATAGGAACTGAAGAGATAGTTCTTATATTTGGTGGTTCCTCCGTAATAGACTCGGTAACCAACTCAAGCAGAACGTATACATTTATTTTAGCTATTAATGGAGCTGTATCGACTACCAACCTTCCAATTTCTCTTACAATATCGAACAGTCCTGGAGCATTTAATTTTGCCGGATTAGTTTCATTGGTTCCGGGAGATACGGTGCAAATGTTTGTAAGTGTTAATGATGTTTCTAGTAGTGATTTGGAAATTACAGATTTTTCATTCTACGGAAAAGTATAAAATAGTTGCAAGGAAATAATAAGGTGGTATATTAATGTGCAGATGGACTGAGGTTAGAAATACTCCTCACAATCCATTTTATTTAGATTAAATTTTTGTTGTTTATCGACCCTCCTGGTCGGTGGCAATCCCTTCGGGGACCTACCTCAATACCATTTGGCAATCGGTTAAGTTTAAAGTTTCTTTAACCTTAATTTCGGAGTTGCCCAAATGGCTCGCTCACTAACAAATAATGAAGTTGCAGAGTTTGACGCTCAAGTAAAACAGGCTTATCAGGGCTCAAGCATGATTCGTCCGTCAATCCGGGTAAAGACCGGCGTTGTCGGTGCTACTCACCAGTTCCCTAAATTCGGTAAAGGTCTGGCTACTCCCAGATTGCCACAGACCGATGTAATCCCGATGAACGTCCAGCAAACCAATGTAGTTGCCACGTTGGAAGATTGGAACGCTCCTGAATACACAGATATTTTCGATCAACAGAAGGTCAACTACTCCGAACGCGCAGAACTGGCCACTACGATAGCCGATGCAATTGGCAGACGGTCAGACCAACTTCTGATTGATGCAATGGACGCCGCTACTGGCTTGGCCGGTACGATCCCCTCCGCGGTTCTGACCGTGGCTACCCTCCGGGAAGCATCCAAGTTCCTGAATGACCAAGCTGTGCCCTCATCCGATCGGCATATCATTTGGAGTCCTACGGCACAGGAACAGCTTTTGGGAACCACCGAGGCTACCAGTTCCGATTTTGCGGTGGTCAAAGCATTGGTAAACGGTGATATCAATTCTTTCATGGGCTTCAAGTTCATAATGATTGAAACCCGAGAAGAAGGCGGCTTACCTCTTTCCGGTAATGACCGGACCTGTTTTGCTTATCACGGCGGAATGCGCGGTTCTACTGGTTACGCTATCGGTATTGATTTCAGGACTACGGTTGATTGGATTGCTGAGAAAACTTCCTGGTTGTCTAATGGATTGTTTTCTGCCGGAGCCGTTGTTATTGACCCATTGGGTATTGTTAAATTTATCGTTGACGAAACCTAAACCATAAGGAGTGAAACAGTGGCTTTTATAGAAAATAATTTCAGTCCGATTGGTGGGTTTCACGGTGCCGATCTTTCCAGTAATGGGGATGGTGTCGCGGTGTATTCTTATATCACGGCCGATCCCTTATCTTTGGTTGATGATTCCGGGTATTTCGACGAATTGGAGAATAAACTTTTCCAAGGCGATATAATTTTTGTCGGTTCCAGCCAATTGGACGATGATTCAACGGATAATGAATACACTATTCTTTATGTGGAGGATTCCCCGCCAGGGGACGCCGCTATAACTGTTAATTCTAAACGCATTCTTGCGACCTAGGAGGAATAATGTCTTTTATACTAAAGAATTTACAGCCGGTAGGTGGCTCGTCCCGGTCTGGCTCCCCTAGCCTTGATGGCGACGGGGTTGTGGTTCCGGTTCCCGGAGACAATGCTCAGGCGGCTTGGGTTTATGGTTCGTCTGATGATCTTGCAACTATAATTGCGGCTGGATATTTTGACGAGGTCCGCGACATAGTAAATCCGTTTGATAATATCTTGATTGCGAATGATGGTTCAAATAAGGAATTATCATGGGCGGCTTTTGGGCTTGTTCCAAAATCTCCATCGGAAAATAATGTAACCATTTTAGCTAAAAAGATCGACGCATCTTAAAGAAAGGATAAAAATACTATGGCTTTTATTTCAGAGAATTTTTCTCCTGTCGGCGGGAATGCGCGAGGGGGAAATATAACCCAAGGAAAAGGCGGATCTGAGCAATCAGAGAATTCAATTCAGGTTTTTTCCTATAGTACAGAGGATTCGGAAAGCCAGGCTCAGGCGAATAATTATTTTAATGAGCTAAATGAAGCCGGCCCCGCTAGTTATATACGGCGTGGCGATTGGATTCAAATGGCCGCTAATGTGGATTCTGGTTCCCAGGAACATTCTATTCGGTTTGTTTTAGGTGATAGGTCTTTCCCTTGTGGTAAAGGGGAATCGGTAAATGTGGGAGGGGCTAATTACGCTGATGGTGATTTAATCACAGTTATTTTTGTTGACGGGACCATTGATCAAAAACTGATTTTGGAAGTTAACGGTGTAGCCTCCGGGGTAGTAACCTCACTTAGACAAGTTGATCCTGGATTTTTCAGTGTTGCTCCTACCACTTTGACAGGATTGGCTACTACAAATGATGGGGCAGGGGATGATAATTTAACCGTAGACATAACTTTGGCTCTTGATTTTGTCGATGCGGATATAACTTTGTCGACGCTGAGCATTGTTCAAGTTTAATTAAAAGAAAGGATTTCTATGTCTTTTGAAAGAGAAAATTTTAGTCCGGCTTTTATCAGCGGAACCAAAACGATTAGGCTTTTTGTTTATGCCCATGATAAGGATACTCTTAAGGATATGATGGCTCCGGGTTATTTCAATAGCCAGCGAATATTGCTTCAACGTAATTCCCTGATTAAAGTAATTGCCAAAGATTGTATTGCGGAATTAGTTGTTGGCGCTCCGAATGGGGTCAATGTCGTTATTCGCCCTGAATATTTCCTGGCCAAAGTTTCTGAGGAATTTGCGGAAAGTGAATTGACGCCAGCGCAGAAACGAATGGCTAATGCCCGGGCATCGAAACAGAAAAAAGATGAACTAAAAAAAACGGGGTAAATCATGGCGTCCGATGTTCAAATATGTTCCGCGGCGCTCGTAAGGTTAGGGTCAGACTCGATCAGTTCTTTTGAGGAATTGTCTGTAGGTCCCTTGTGTGCCGAGATTTTCCCAGATGTTAAATTGAGGGTATTAACAGCCGCACCCTGGCGCGTTATTATCTTCAAATCGTTACAGCTGACTCAAACTCTGACAGAGCCCCCAACTCAATACGAATTTGAGTACCAGCTGCCCGCTGATATGCTCACCGGTTTGCCCAGGACCGTCTGGGATAGTTCCTTTAATTCCGGCAGAGGCACCCAATATACCGACTTTGATATTTTTGGACGGTTGCTCTTAACCAATTCCCCGCAAATCTTTGTTGATTACTCAGTTGATATCGACCCGGAATTACTTCCTCCTCATATCAACCAGCTTATGATCTACGCTATGATGGCGGAACTGGCTTTCCCGGTTACCGATCAACAAAGTGTGGTTGATGCGGCGCAAAAAATAGCCTGGGGAACGCCGGAACAAGCAGGAAAGGGCGGGTACTTCAAAGAGGCTCAACGCATAGACTCCCAGGGCCATCCCAGCCAGGCCATCAAAAACTATCCCCTTACGGCGGTCCGTCACGGTGGTTTATAGTGGCGAAACTCCGACCGGTAAAAACCAACTTTACGAATGGTGAGGTTGACCCTCTAATTACAATGCGCTCCGATTTGGAGTTATTTGTAAATGGTGCCGCTAAAATGCGTAACGTCTTAGCCTTCCCCCAGGGTGGTTTCAGGCGCAGAGATGGCCTGGAAACCATGACCCAAATTCCTCCGACAGGGGCAGAACCCATAGGATTGGCTGATATTGAAATAGCCTCAGGTGGTACAGGTTATGTGGTTGATGATATTTTAACTGTTTTGGGTGGGATATCCTCTCTGGCCGCACAATTCAGAGTGGCTGAGGTAACCGCAGGAGTGATTACAGAAATTGAAATGACAAGGATAGGAGATTATTCGATTGTTCCTTTAACACCGCCAGCCTCAACCAGTGGAGGAAGCGGAACGGGCGCAACTGTAAATTTTACAGCCAATCCCCAGGATGTTGTTAAATTAATAGATTTCAGTTTTTCTATCAGCCAGAATTATATAATCGCCTTCACGGTTGGCCGCTACTATGTATTCCGGAAAGAAGATACCGGGTCCGGACCCAACCAATTAGTTTTTGAAGATATTAACGGGGTCTATGATAACCAGCAGTTAAACGAAATCACCTGGACGCAAAGTCTGGACGTTATGATTATTTTTCATAATGAACTGCCCATGCGAAAATTTACGCGGGTAGCTGAAACTAACTGGACTTTCGTTGAATTTTTCGTAACCAATCCTCCGACCTTTGCATTTGGTCTTATCCAAACTTCCAGTATAAGTGTGACCTTTGGCGCTTCTACCTTAGTAGGTTCAATCAGACAGGTTACAGCCGCACCCAATACTTTTGTGAGTTCTGATGTTGGTAAATATATAAGAATTTTTGCGGGTATTGATGCGGACGGGCAAAACTTTTCCTCATATTTAAGAATCACTACTTTTACATCTAATGCAATAGTGCAAGCTACTTTCTTGGTTTTGCCAATAGTAAGCACTATAGCTTCTTATTCTGTAGGAGGCACAGACTGGCTTATAGAGGAAGAAGAATTTAGCCCTGCACATGGTTATCCCAGATGCGGCCAGTTTTACCAGGGGCGTCTGGTTACAGCGGCCACAACCGATCGACCCCAAACTATGTTTACGTCCAGAGCCGGGGATATCAACGATTTTAACAGCGGTACAACGGCGGACGACCTGGGCATAGTTGCAACGGCTGATTCGGGAACGCAAACAATAATTCAGAATATCCATGCCGGGCGCCATCTTCAATTTTTCGGGGACAATTCAGAATACTATATTCCCATTTCAGAGTTTGAGCCTATTACTCCTAATAATTTTTCATTCAGGCAAACCAGCACAATAGGATCGATTGCAGGAATCCCGGTCTTTGACGTTGATGGTATCGTTTATTTTACTCAGCGCGGTGGCGAATCGTTTAGAGAGTTCGCTTTTGTCGATGGCGTTAAGGCTTATGAGGCAAATGTGGTTTCTCTTTTTTCCAGTCACTTAATCAGGAATCCTAATGATGCGGCATTTAAGAAATCCTTAAATACAGAAGATGGTAATTATATTTGGGTTGTGAATGGGGATGATTTTTCTTTAGCCGTTTTCAGTTTATTGAAATCCGAATTGATCAACGCTTGGTCATTGCAGACTACACAAGGAAAATTTAAAGGCGTTGCGGTATCAGACCAGGATACTTATTTCCATATCAGCCGTAATCCTGGGGGAACCATAGACTTTTCCGGAAACTTTAGGGAATTGTCAGTTAGTCAGGGCGCAGACTCTAACCCCCAGGGTGTCGCAATGAGTAACGACGGAACCATGATGTTTGTGGTGAGTAATAAGACAGACAAAGTTTACGAATATGCTCTCAATACTCCATTCAGTTTGGAGCGAGTGGTTTTCACTGGAAACGAGTTTGACCTGTCCGGGGAAACTTTAGAGCCTAAGGACATCGTTATCAGTCCAGACGGTTTGAAAATGTTTATTATCGCCTTGGATTCTGATGAAATCATTGAATACGATATGGCCGACCCGAACAGCCTTTTTCTGGGCAATGTAACGGACTCCGGCTTTCGATTGGATTTAGATGCGGCAGGTATAAACGATCCAACAGGACTGGATTTCAGTGTGAATGGGATTGATATTCTTCTAGTCGATTCTGTTTTAGATAAATGTTTTCATTTCACCGCTAATACAGCATTTACCTTTGAAGATGGAACCGTAGATACTGGTCAAGAGTTGGATAACTCCGGGCAATCTATAAACCCTCAAGATGCTAAATGGAGTGGGGACGGTTTCAGGGTCTTTGTTGTCGATGGAACAGAAGAGAAGATTTTTCAATATGTTTTAACAACAGCTTTTGACCTGGATACGGCTAACATTATTGATGTTATTTCTTTTTCAGTAGCGAATGAAGACCTCACACCTTTCGGAATGACATTTAGTTCAAATGGATTAAAGATTTTTATTGCAGGAACAACCACTGATTCTATTTATGAGTATGATCTTTCTAACCCTTTCATGTTCGGTCCTAAAACAGATTGGATTGAGTTTTTCCAGAGGAATTTAAGATTTGACGCTGCGGTTTGCCAGTTCAGCGGTATCACCACTCCCATAACTGAAATCACAGGACAAACTCAATTAGCCAATGAAACTGTGGGAATCATCATTGACGATATTATCTATGAAAATCAGGTCGTGGATGCCGATGGGGATTTAACTTTCCCAATTGAAGCCCATTATAATTTTCAAATCGGTTTACCTTTCCCGAATATCATTTTACCTGATGAGAATAATGTAGATGTTGACACTGGTTTTAATGTCCTGGTCCGGACTTTACCGGCTGATGTTTTGCTTCAAACAGGAACGACAATGGGAAAAAAGAAACGAGTTGTTTCCTGTACCGTTCGCTTTGTCGATACCCAAGGGTTTTATTTGCAATCCAACCTGGTTCCTTTCAGGTTTTTGCCTCAAGTCCTGGACCGTCCCATTCCATTACAGACCGGGGAAAAAGAATTAAGGGGTTTGCTGGGTTATAACAATCTGGGTGAAATCACAATAGCACAGAGAGAACCCCTGGCCATGACCGTCCTGGGCATGGGTTACGATCTTTCTACAGGGACATAATGTCAGATAGTTTAAGTAATATATTTACGCAGACCCGGACCACCACAACAGGTAATAGAAGGTCCACGGTAACAGGGCCTAAACTTCCCACAAGCGAGCAAGCCGCAGTTATTTTTTCCGGAGGCAAGACTTCAAACCTGTTCCTGTCCGGTCTTGATAGGGTTAATCAGGGTCTTGCAGGTCTTGACGTTGCCAAGTCCCAAAAGAACCAGGCCCGGCTTATTGACTTTGAGGCTACTCAGGAAAGTTTAAAGGGAAAAGAGCAAGCGAATCTGGCATTACAGACCTTGAATGAGGTCCAGGCCGCTAATTTGGTCGCGGCATTTGCCAGTGGTATCACGGCCACAGGATCGGCGGCCAGAGCTCAAACTGATGTAGCGAAACAAGCTGCTTTTGTTGTCCAATTAGGGAAGGCTCAAACCCGCATAAGGTCCGGAGCTCTGAAACGTAGGGCTAGACAGGTTGATGATTTATCGAGGAGAACAAAAAGTAGAGCGAAAACGGATATTATTTTCGGCAGTATCACCGCCGCCGCTTCTTTATTTCTAGGGTAATCATGGCTGAAAGACAAGCAAAAATAAATTTCGGGGGTCAGGTCACTGGCGGGTCAACGGCT